TCATCATACCATAACCAAGGTGTATCCATCCATCGTGTTTCGTTCTTTGGAAGACATGCACAATAAGATACATCAATTCCTTGTTCTATACAAAGTGCAGTCAGTGCCGTAGCAAATAATCCTACTTCAAAACTTGTGCTTTCTGCTATGTCTCGCACCATACTTTTTTCACATTGTTCAGCATAATGTCCTTCAAATTTTACTTTGTCTTTATAAAAAACATTAGGCTCTGGACAAACTCTCGATGCAATTATTAATAAATGAGAATTTTCCAGTACATGCCTATATGCAGGATTAGGTTCAAAATTATATTCTACTTTCATTTTTGGGTTAGCTTTTGTATCTGTGCGTAATCCTTTTTCGTCATAATATTTGTGATTACCTACTACCTTGTCATATATTAGTCTTTTCTTCTTGTCACCAGGACCTAAAACATTTACAGTATATGGCATAAAGTTATTCTTTGATGGGCTAATTTTCCATGCTTTAAAAAGTAATTTTGCTAACAAATCATCGTCAATGTTTTTATCTTTGTACCTAAGAACATGATGTCGTTCTTCTAGTGTATCAAATATATTTCGCTTCTTAGTCATCTTGTTATGCTCCAATCATTTATTACCAACATATCTAATTTAGTTTTGTTAAATGTTTTGATTGCATCTTCTGGAGTTTCCACTATAGGCTCTTGGCAATTAAAACTTGTATTCAACAACATAGGTATTCCTGTAATTTTATAAAATTCATTAATTAGATCATAGTAACGTTCATTATCAGATCTATCTACAGTTTGAATTCTAGCTGTACCGTCAACGTGTGTAACACCAGGTATAGTATCTTTTTTTACTGGCATAATCCTTGACATGTACGGACTTGGTTGATTAGTATCAAAATACTCTTGGTAGTGTTCAATTAAAACACTAGGAGCAAAAGGTCTAAAGTCTTCACGCATTTTTATCTTACTATTAATGATATCTTTAATATTAGGATTTCTTGGATCAGCAAGTATGCTTCTATTACCTAATGCTCTGTTGCCACTTTCTGATTTGCCTTGAAACCATCCTACTATTTCTCCATCAGCAATAGCCTGTGCTACTTTTTTGATATCTAATTTGTCTGTGCCTTTGTAGTCATAATCTCTACCTGCATATACACTAGGAATATGTATTTCGCCTTCTATAAAATATTTGGCATGCATATATGTACCTAATGCTTGTCCTTCATCACCAACAGCAGGAGGAATATGTACGTTAGTATATTGTTTAGTTAATTCTTCATTCATATATCCGTTATATGCTACTCCGCCTGCTACACATAAATTTTCGCTTGACTTTAATGGATATACATATTTTTTGACAAGTTCTATGGTTACTTGTTGTAATGTAAACGCAATATCTTCTTTAGATACTTTGCTAATAACAGCAGGTGCAAACTTTGGTAAAGTATGATTAGGATCTAGTAGGTATGCGTCAATCATAGCATGTGCTTGATAGTTATATTTTCCATATCCCGCTAGACCCATAACCTTACCAGCATCCAAATATTTAAAGCCAATATCTTGTGCTAGCCTATTCCAAAGACCGCCAATTGGAATTTTATTACTAAGATCTATAATTGTACCTTGCGAATTAACAAATATACAATTAAATTTCCATCCTCTGCCATCAATAGCTAATATGTCTGACTCTGAAAATCCACTGCTTAATAATGCATATGTACCATGTGACTGATGGTGATCGATATAATACATATTATCTTTATGATATGGTTCCCAGATATTTCTTGGTTTAAAATTTACAAAATCTTTATCATCAAAATGTTCTTGGATAAGTTCTTCAACAAATTGGTATCCTAAATTAGAAATAGTAAATGCAAATTGATTATCTTCATCTCTTGCTTTGTATTTAGGTAATACATGCTCTATAAAAAATTCTTTGCTAGGAGTAGGATCGTGTGGCCAATCGTAATTTAAATTGTGCTTACGTCTGTTATGCCGTTCAATTTGATTATGAAACTCTCCGTCATACCAATTATGATCGTGTATGTTTAGTGCTACTGAATAAATGTTCATGCTTCTTCTAACGCTATCTTTTCTAAAATTTCTAACCTACGCTTTGTAGGTCTTGGTGGAATAATGTCCATACATATCTTACAATAACTTTCAAACTTAAATAAATTAAAAGTCATCATAGCATCAATATTTTCTTTTGTTACATCAAATGCACGTGATCCATTGATAACTTTTCTACTACAGTGCCTTATCTTTTGTATTTCAAAGTCGATTACAGGAACCAAAGGAAACTTTGCACACACTCTTCTATCTAATTCTGGTGCTTGTTGCATTTCATGATCGCCGAAAAAGTCAGGAGATCTTGAATTGTATTCTTTAAATTCAGTATTCTTATGATCGATAATACTTAAATCATGCTTATCTCTATATGCAAAATATCCTGGAGTTTCAATAATAAGATTATAATTGTTTAATTCATTAGGTTCAAACCAATCATAGTCTCCTAGTTTTTCAATCCTATCATCATAAAAATCTAATATCAAATGCTCTATGTATATAATTTCAGGATCTTCTAGTATGTGTGGATAAAACTTTCTAACAAGAGAATTAGACAGAACTTGTATTTGTAAATTTTCGTACTTTTTAATTTCTGCAATAACTTCGTCTAAGTTTTTTATCAGTCCAGGTTCTCCGCCTAATAAACAAATCCTTGTTTTGTAGGGACTAAGGTATTCACATGTTCTACGAAGAAAGTCCATATCTACAGTTAAGTAACGCATTTCTAATGTCCAGGCAGTACAATAGTGACAAGACTTATTGCAAGATTTTGACAAGTAAAAGTCTACAGTAAGGTAATCTGAATTTTTTAAGTCAGCTAGAGTGTTGATTTTTTTCATACTAATATTTACTTTACAAGATTAATGATTTCATCGAGATCTGGTCGGTCATTCTCAGGATTTCTTTCAGCAAATCTTATACCTTTACCAATAGTCATTATCATAATAGGGTTTTCAGTAACAAAAGGTAATGTTTTCCAATTTTCCAAACTATTTTTAAAACAACCTGTATAACAAGAATCAATATTTTTTTGTAAAAGATAATACTGTAAAGCATTACAAAATAATCCAACTTCAAAACTGACTATAGAATTTAATGCATCTTGTTGCTCGGGATCCATTTGTTCTGCTACATGACCTTTGTCTAATCTTTTCTGTTGGTAGGCATTTGGTTTTGTAACCAATCGTTGTGTTATAATTAAAGCAAAAGAGCAATTAGTAATACTATGATAACTAGGAGGACGATACTGATACCTTTCAATCAATTGTTCATCTGACAAATTGTCAACAATGCCTTCATTTCTAAGACACATAGCGTATAGTTTATTTTTCCATTCTTGGGATTCTGGCCCTATTACATGTATTGTATAAGGCATAAAGTTTTGTTTAGATGGAGTAACTTTCCAAGCCTCTTTAAATGACTTAATAACATCTTTTTCAATGTCAACACTATTGTCATAGGCATCTACATGTTTTCTATTAGTCAGCCAGTCCATTAAAAACTTTCTTTAACTATTTTTATAATTTCTTCAATTTCTTCTTCTTTAAGATATGCATGTATAGGTAAAGACAAAACAGTGTCTGATGCCGTCTTAGACTGCGTACAAGCGTCACGTCTGGTGTTTAATGATTCATACATACTATTTGCACTCAAAGGTGTCTCGTAGTGTATACTAGCATTTAAAGCATTTTTTACACGCTTCCTTGTATCCTTATCTAAAAAGCGTACAACATATTTGTGATAGTTATGATTCAAACCATTAGACATTTGTTGTACTGCAATAGGCAAACCAGCAAATGCTTCATTATACCTTCTAGCAATTTTTTGCCTATGAAACTGATTACGTTCTGCAAATTTAAGACGTTGATTAATAATTTCTGCATTTAGTACATACATTCTACTGTTGTATCCAACCATACTAAAATCTTTATCTTTACCATGACGTCTAATCATTTTAATACGTTTAGCAACTTTGTCGTCATCAGTAAGCACAACGCCGCCACCGTTTATACCTGCAATAACTTTGTTGCTGTTAAAACTATACACACTACAGTCTCCTATAGTGCCTGCTTTTATTCCATTTAAACTACTACCTAAACTCTGTGCGGCATCTTCAATAAACAATATACCTCTATCTTTACAAAACTGCTGTATCTCTGTTGTGTCGGTCATGTTGCCAAACAAATGCGGATATATAATTGCTTTTACTTTATTAGAATACATACGCTTGATACTTTCTAAGCTCATATGATAACTATCTAAATCGATATCGCAAAATACAGGAGTAGCACCTACCATACTAACTACTGCTGAACTGCTTATCCAACTAAAGTCAGTAACTAATACTTCATCATCTGCATTAATATTATGAGCTAATAAAATAAAATGTAGGGCATCTGTTGCACTTGCTACACTTACACAATATTCTCTTCCAACACGCATTGCAAAATTTTCTTCAAACTTTTCATTATTTTCATAATTAGTTTGTTTCATAAAACTTTCAAATATGTCAAGGTATGCTGATCTATTTTCTTGGTATTCTCTATCCCATCCATCGTATGATATCATTTAAACTCTCCTAGTGCTTGTTCAATAGGCTTTATATCTGGTGTGCTTGGTTGTCTATCCCAATAAACATTTCCACCATCATTCATGTTTTTGTCCCTTGCATAAATTACTTCTTTATCAAAGTATTTACACTCTTGAAAAATCCTTGGTGCTGGATCGAATGTATCTTTTGTATATACATACGTTTCAAACAAACTCATTAGATTTTTTACAGGAACAAATATGTTATTATTTTTAGGATTTATGTAATCAGCATCATATGTTAAAATACCATGATCTGGATATTGATCAATTACTTTTTCTACTGTTGCATAATACTTGTCATTAGTGCCTAAAAATAAATGTTTGAATTGTATATTGTCTTTGTGCTTTTTGTATATGTCAAAATTAATTGTTTTCTCAAAATGTATTCCTACACCATTAGGATATACTTCTGTATCACATAAGTCCACAATTTTCTCAGGTTGGTAAAATTCAACTGCTAGTGGATATTTCGCAGGATGATTTTCTGAGTATACACTAATTACATTACCTGCAAACAAAGTACGTAAGATCATTTGCTGTTGCATTGTATAACTATCAAAATCTTGATAGCTTAATGTCATCATACTTCTGCCCATAATTAATGTAGCATCACCTGTCCAACCGTCTAATGAGTTAAACAAAACATTATGTTGATGTATGTATTTGTACTTTAAAACATCTAGGTAATCTTGTTGAGTAAAATTCCTATGTGTAATTACAATCACTCTCGCTTTTATTCCTAAACTATTTAAAAGAGAACAGTATTCATAACTATAATAAAAAAGTCCATCTACAGGTTTACTTGTAACAACAATATTAAGCATTGAATTTTTCCTTTAACCAATCAAAGTCATTTATTAGCCGAAGGTCAGTCCCGCTAGAAAGGCCAAACTCCATACCAGCCCTAGCACCTCGAATCGCATACTCACAAAATCTTCCATTAGCCTTAGTAGTCCATATTTTGAGTCTTTCATTTGTTTCTCCTTCATCTTGTCTATCAATTACTTTACTGCTTAACTTTGCACATTCTCTAAATGCACTTTTCCATGTGCTAAATTCGTCTGTATCAAATGCTGTAATATTACTTACTTCATTTATTACTTTAAATTTATTACTAATACTTGTAGTCATATCAGTAGTTGTTATATCCATGTTCTTTGTAAGTTTAGTTGGTAATAATTTTACACCACCATAACCATATGTTAAATCGTTAATAGGATTCTTACTGTGATAAACATGCACAACATCATCAACAAGATTAGGAACAGTATAATCAAAAACAAAACTGTCTAAAATTTGTGCATCTCCATCTACTACAAAAAAGTAATCTGTGTTTACTAGTTTGGCCGCTTCAATATGTGCATTATGTATGCCTTTTACATTAGAAACATGCTTTACTCTATCACCAAATACACCAATAGTGTTAAATCTACTGTACAAATCGTCAAAATTTTGACGGGCATTTGGTTCGTTATAACTTATAAAGACTATATCATACATGCTTTACAGTCCTGTAAAAATTTATTCATTT